CGCGTTGCGCGTTATCTCGATCTTGGTCGAGTGGAGCTTGTCCTTCTCCTCGCCTCCGCCCTCCACCGTCTTCGGGGTCACGGTCTCGACGGTCGTGTTGTACTTCCCGGCGGGGGTCATGGAGCTCCGCACCGACCCGATCGCGGGGATGGAGCCCGCCGGGCCCCCGTTCACGGTGGACACGACGTCGGTCTTCGTCAGCTTGTCCTGCGAACCCTGCGTCCCGTTGTCCTGCTGTATCTCCGTCGTCTCCGTCGTGCGCGTCGTGACGGCGCCGGTGTTCTCGTCCACGGTGGACTCGACCCTGCGGCGCGTTCCGCCGCCCGCGTCCGCGACGTGTCCGGGGACGGAGCCCGCAGGGTCCACCTCGGTGTCGGAGTGCGTGTGCTCGAAGACGGTCTTCTCGCAGGACGTGCCGACCTTCAGCTTTCTGCCGGTGCGGTCGAACTGCTCGACGGTGATGTTGGCGAGGTTGCCGGGAGTCACCTCCACGGTCTTGGTCGTGCCGATCTTGTCGGCGGACCAGCCGGGGGCCGTGCGGTCGATGGGCACGTTCCTGTCGGTGACGGAGTGCCTCACGCCGCGCGCCGTGACGGCCCACGACTCCCTCGCGCCCTTCACGGGCAGCTCCGTCTCGACGATGTCGGTGTTGGAGACGGCGCCCTCGTCGTCCATCTCGGAGCGGCGCGTGTGGACGACGCCGCCGCCCGCCGCAGGCACGTCGGACGCGTCGACGGTGTCGCCGCCCGCGTGCGTGGTCTCGTGCCTGTGGGAGAAGATGTCGAGGCGGCAGACGCTCGCCACCTTCGCGAGCGCGGACTTGATCCACGTCGAGACGGTGTTGTCGTAGAGCCCGCCCGGCGTGCGGTCGCTCTTCACGCTCCCGCCGACCGCGGGCGTCGTCCCGGTCACGGGCGCGGGCTGGTTGCGGTCGACCGTCGTGCGGCGGACGCCCTTCCTCCCGACCCGTATCTCGACGGACGCGCCGGAGACGGGGAGCTCCTGCTCGACGGTCGTGCGGTTCTCGTACGTGCCGTCGTCCTGGTGCCTGCTGTCGTGACGCGTCACCTTGCCGCCGGACGCCGCCGGCGCGTCGCCGAGGGGCGCGGACTGCCCCGACCTGCCCTCGACGTGCTCGTGCTTGAAGATGTCCTTGCGGCAGCCCTCGTCGGACTTCACCGCCTTCCTCGTCGTCCTCGTCGCCTGCACGCGCCATGTGCAGTCGTTGTTCATCGTCCACGAGAGGACGGTCTCCTTGCCACCGCTCGTCCCGGCCTTCGGGATGTCGGCCTCGAACGAGCCGGGCTCGCCGTACACGTTGTCCCAGACGGCGACCTCGACCTTCTGCGTGGCGTCGTCCTTCTGGACGGCCCACGTCCCGCCGACGGTCTTGGCGGTGCGCTTCACGATGGCGTAGTCGAACGTCCCGTCCTCGTTGCGGCTCACGGCCTGGACCGCGTAGGTGACGCCCTGCGACCCGGCGGGCACGTCCTCGATCGAGCCCTCGTCCCACCGCCACTCGGAGACGACCTCCTCCATGCAGCTCGACGAGGAGCCGGTCGAGTAGGAGTCGAAGCTCCCGGACTCGACGAGGTCCTGGACGAGCGTGTAGGTCCCGTCGTTCCTCCGCGCCGCGGTCGGCGACTCCACCTCGTCCTGGTCGTCGCGCTTCCACGTCGTGAGGGTCGGGACGTACTCGCCGTCGATCGGGACGCCGTTGTACACCACGCCCTTGTACGGGGCGAGCGAGAGGAGGTGCTTCACCGCGGCGTCGACGAGCGACCAGGGGCAGCCCTCGACGAAGCGGCGTATGCGCACGGGGAGCTCCGTGCGCTTGCCGGTCTTCCTGTCGAGCCTGAAGCGCCTCGAGAGGATTTGGAGCCTCCACCGGTCGGAGAGGGACTCGACCCACTTGCGGGCCTCGTCTGACGTGTGGGAACAGGAAGTCATTGGTTTTGCGGGCGTAATTATACCATAAACGGGGTTCGTTTTCAACCGTCGTCGGCGAACGTGTCGTCGCCGTCGGCGGCGTCGGCGTCGTACCCGGCGGACTGCGGGACGCGGAACCCGGGGTCGGCGGGCCGGGACATGAACATGGCGTTCGGCTGCACGGGGACGACGTAGCCGAACGGGAGGAGGCCGATGCGCTCCTTGACGATGAGCGCCGCGAGCGCGCAGGCGTCGGCCTCGTTGGGGGACTTGCGGAAGCGGGCGTTGAAGTGCTTCTTGTCCTCGAGCCGCAGGGGCGAGACGACCGTCCCCGACGCCCCGCGCGTCATGAAGCGGCGGGAGCAGAGGGCGCGGAGCGCCTCCGCCGGGAGTCCGCGCACCTGGCCCGCCTTGCAGAACTCGGCGAGGACGCACCACGCCTCCGTGCCGCGGTCGTACACGATCTCGCGCGCCGGGCGCGTCTCCTTCGCGGCGCGGAGCGGGAGCTCCGACGCCCTCACGGAGTTGTTGACGGCGAGGCAGTCCGCGCCCGCGTAGATGAGGAGGTCGTCGGCGAGGCCCTGGTTCGCGGACGCGTCGACCGCCGTGTTGTGGAACGGGGCCTCGCCCGGGGCGCGCATGATGTCGATCACCCTGTCGCGCATCTGCTGGACGGGCGGGCGCGGGTCAGACGCGAGGATGGGGAGCTTCTGCACGCCGTCGGTGAAGTCGAGGTAGGGGCGCGAGAACTGGTCGATGCGCAGGAAGCACCTCACGCGCACCGCGTCGTCGCCGCCCTCCGACCACGCGGGGTCGATGCCGGCGGCGCACGCGACGATCCTGTGCGCGCGGTCGGCGCGCTCGGTCACGCGCTGCTGCGCGGCGACCTTGGGGTCAAGCACGGTCGGGACGCCCGTCGCGCCGGGGACGGGGAACCCGCGCACCATCTGCCAGTACATCGCGGCGTCGGCGTTGCCGTCGCAGTCGGCGAGGTTCTGCGCGACGACCTCCCGCGTGAGGAGGAACGGGTACTCCGCCGCCTTCTCGGGGTGGACCACCGTGATGCACTTGAGCCCGTCGTGGTGCCGGACGAGGAACCCCCGAGTCGACGTCCAGAGGCCCGTGTCCACGTTCACGGCGGCGGGGCCGCCCGGAGGTATGCAGTACTGGCACGACTCATCCTCCCACGAGCCGGGGTTCGCGAGGGCGAAGAAGCGGAAGTCGATCGCGCCCACGCGGAGGTTCTGCATGGCCTTGCGTATGTTGTCGTGGTGCGTGATGGTGGCAAGCTCGTCGATGACGAGGCGCACGTACTTCGCGTGCGCGCCCTGGAGCTTGCCGGAGTCCTCGCTGTCGTTCACGGCGACGCCGACTATCCCGGCCTTCTCGCCAACCGATTCGGGCGAGTCGTCCGCGTCGTCGTTCAGGACGGCGTAGCCGGACTTGGAGAACTTGCCCGGTATCGCGAGCCCGAGCTTGTTGCGGCGGAGCGCCGCGAAGTAGGTGACGACGGCGTTCCACGAGCGCGACTTGAGCGACTGCTTGTCGGTGGAACCGAGGCGGATCACCGTGTCGAACGGGTCGGTGATCCAGTCGAGGAGCATGAGGAGGCCGTAGTCGTTCGACTTGCCGCACGAGGCGCACCCCCAGGTGATGCAGCCCTTCTTCGCCATCACCCAGTCGTGGAAGTGCTCCTCCGTCCAGGGCGGGACCTTGAAGTACTGCTCCGGGATGAGGGCCTTCGCGGCGTCGAGGAGGGGGACCCACGGGTCCTTGAACTCGATCCCGTACTCGGCCTTGAACTGGCGCCACTTCTTCGCGACGGTCATGTCGATGAACGCGTCGCACATCTCGGCGGGCCAGTCGACCCCGTGTCTCGTCTTGTAGGTCACGGCACCTTCTTGAGGGCGTCCACGATGTGCTCGGCGATCTCGCCCGCCGCCTCGCCGCCCGCCACGATTATCTGCGTGTGGTTGGTCGAGACGTCGGAGTTGAGGTCGTTGAGCGTCAGCGAGACGACGTTCGTCCCGATGGTGACGCCGAGCGACCCGAACGACGTCCAGACGCCGTAGGAGTAGTAGCTCGCGTCCCAGCCGCCTTCGACGACGCAGACGACGTTGGTCTGCCCCGGCGGGACGAACACGACGGGGTCGTGCTTGTGGACGGATATGGAGCGGCAGCCGAGCGCGAGGAGCGCGCACGCGCCGAGAACACAGAGCATCTTGCGCATAAGCCGGGTTCCTTCGTGTATCTCATGAGGGACTCGAGGGCCCTCTCCTCGCGCTCGCCGAAGCCGAGGGCCTTGACGAGGTGCGCGGCGAGCACGGACGTGACGTGCTTCGTCTGCCACAGGTCGAGCGAGGGCCTGTCCTTGAACGTCATGGCGCAGAGCTCCAGGAGAAGCTCTGCGTCGATGCGGTCTATCGTTATGGTCTTCCCCTTCACCACAGCCCCCACGTGTGGCGGCAGAGGTCCCACGGCAGCATCACCGTGTCCGCCGCCGCGTCGAACGGAAGGTCGATCAGTATGACCGGGAAGAGCAGCGTGCAGTACGCCTTCGCGATGCCGCCCTCCGGGCCCTTCGGCTCGGAGAACGGGATCGCGAGGGTCTCCGCCACCTCGCAGGTGCACCAGTACGGGCCGAGGTTCTGCTCGGCGTCCGGGCGCATCATAAGGTTGCAGCACCCCGCGCAGGCGAGGAGCGCGACAGCAAGGAGCCGCCTCATCAGTCGAGCTCCAGGTCGAACCACTTCTCGAGGTAGTGCTTCAGGCCCTTCCAGCCGAGGCCGAAGAGCGAGAAGCCGTTCCAGAGGAGGCTGACGCCGATGCCCTCCTGCTTCGGGACCCACTTGTCGACGGTCGCCCCGAACACGGCGTTGAGGTTCTGCTCCTCCGTCGCGTCGATGTTCCCGTCCTTGAAGGAGGCGATCCACGTCTGGCCGATGGCCGCGACGTCGCCTCCGACTTCGAGGGCCACCTTCGTGTTCTTGTCCTCGAAGCTCTTCTGCGCGGCCTTCTTGACGGCGGCAGCGTAGATTTTCTTGATGATGTCATTGGTTGTCATTGGTTTTCTCCTTTCTTCACGACGGTGAAGTCACGCTAAACTGGTAGAGGGTCCTGACGCGCGAGTCGTATAGGAAGATGCGCTCGCCGCCGTTCTGCTCGTCGATGAACATGCCGGTGGGCGCGATCGTCGGCGCATAGTCGTAGAGCCCGACCGCGGTGTCCTGCAACCGGACGCGCTTCACGGGCTCGGCCGTCCCGATGTCGTACGGCACGGACAGGCCAAACTCGTAGATGTACGAGTTGTTGGACGAATTGTTCCGCGGATCGTACGTGGTGTTGATGTTCAGCCCGAGCACGAAAAGACGCAGCCCGTCCGGCGACATCACGATGTCGCGATACATCGTGGAGCTGCCTCCGAAGTCCACCGCGTACGAGTTCAGCGAAAGCACCGTGTTGGACCGCTTCATCGTGGTGACGTCAAACGGGTCCGCCATCGAGTACTGCGTGATCGCGTCGGCTCCTGTCGCGACGTACCGGCCGCCAAGCGTGTACATCCTCGACCCGTTGTGCGCGACCCGCATCACGGTCTTGTTGAACACGGTGTCCGGGAGGCCGACCGTCGACATGGCGAACTGCCGCGTGGCGCCGCCTTGCAGGACACAGGTCATGGAGCCCCAGTCGATGCCACGCACCCACGAGGGGAGCACCGTCTGGTTTCCGTATATGTTGGACATCGGGATCAGCTCCGGCTCGAACGTCCAAGCCTCGTCGAGGTCGATGGACGCGAAGAACGCGCCCGTGACGGAGTTCCGCATGGCCCGGAGCATCAGGAAGATGCGCTTCCCGTCCGGGGCCAACGTCATGCCGAGGCACATCGCCGTCGTCTCCGTGGGCGTGGCGTTCCCCCAGTAGTTTATGTTGTTCTGGCCCTGGTAGTAGCCATCGGTGGATGACGTGAGCCCGATGTACGGAAGGTCGAGCGGATGGAGCGGGTCGTAGCCAGGGTCGGTCGTCATGTAGCCGCGCTTGCGGACGTACGAGTAGCCACCTTCATACGCCGGGAGCATCACCAGCTTCCCGTCCGGCGTCGGAATCCACTGTATGACGGCGTCGATGTCGATGACTTGCGACTTCCTCATGTACTCGAGCGAGGCGAGGTCGAACGTCCACGTGGACACGCCCGACCCGCCCGACTTCCTGAAGGCCCGCCTGGAGTTCAAGAGGAAAGAGTTCATGTCACCACCCCGCGAGGTCCGCCGTGCGGCGGTACTGGATTATGACGCCGAGGACGCACGCGCCCGTGCCAAGCGCGACGCCGTCCCCGCCGTTGTTGAACTGGTAGGCGCGCTTGAGCTGGAAGTGGACGGTCTTGCCCGCCACCGCCGTGCCCGCGACGGGGACGGTCCCGGACGCGCCGGTCATGTGCACCTGGCCGTACGCCTTCAGCTGGTCGTCGATGTTGACGGGCGACGTCGGCATCGCGCCGCCGAGGTCCTCGCCGTCCCCGAACGCCCTCGCGCCGAGCGTGAAGCGGACCCACTGGTCGGTAGCGCCGTCCGTGTTGTACGGCGTCCACAGCACCTTCGCCTGGATCGGCGAGTCCACGTCCCAGTCGGGCGGGAACGCCACGGAGAAGTCGGCGTACGTGTCCTTCGTGGAGTGGAAGCGGAGGACGTCGTGCACGGTCGAGTTCGCCGCGACGGAGAACGACTCCGCCGCCGCGCCGTTCGTCTCCGTCGGGGTCATCGCCCCGGCGGGGACGTAGATCGTGTCGTAGCGCGGGAGCAGCTGCGCGAACTGCGCGAGCGCGAGCGCCGTCACCTTGCGGAAGTCGCTCTCGGAGACGTCGTAGAGGATGAGCTCGTCGCCGTTCGCGAGGGCGTCCACGAGCGTCTGGCCGTCGATCGTGATGTGCTCGGAGCCCGTCTGCAAGGGCGGGACGGCCCACGTGCCGTCGGCCTTGAGGAACTTGTCGGCGGAGCCGTCGCCGGCCGACGGGGCCGGGACCTGGCCCTGCGCGCCGCCGGAGCCGGTGTCGCCGGTGAACACGGTCGAGCCGGGCGGCGTCGCCCACGCGCCCGCCCCGTTCAGGAACTGCGCGGAGTTGCCGGAGAGCTTCGGAAGGAGGCCGTGGTAGTTCGCCGACGCGTCGAGGAGGACGGAGTCGGACGCCACGACGAGGTCGTCCAGCCTCACGTTCAGCTTTATCGCAGCGAGGACGTACGTCCACAGGCGCGACATCGTCATGCTGCGGAACTTCGAGCCGGACGCGATGGAGACGTCCTCGACGATCAGCTTGTCGCCGTCGGCGAGGTCGGCGTTGATGTCGGCGGCCGCGGTCGTGTCGACGAGCCGGTCGAGCTTCGCCTTGTCGGCGTGGGACATGAGGCCGTGCCTGGCCGACGTGGCGTCGAGGTTCACGCCTCCTGTCACGGGCGC